TAACAGTAAAAAGAATAAACAGGGAGTCTTAAATCCCTTTGTACCAGGCCATCCTCAAGAAAAAGATGTAGCATTACTTTTCCAAAATGCTTCTGATGAAAATTATCAATTTGATCATAAAGGAGCAAAATTTGAAATTGAATATATAGGAGAACCAAGAGGAAAAACACGAGGTAAACCTAAAACAGATTTATTTGTAGAATTAAACAAACCTATACCTCAGCTTAGTTCAAAAAAATTAAAAATTAGCTTAAAAGCAGGTAATGCTACTTTTGTTGAAAACTGGACAAGACCTGAACGAGCTTTACAGATATTTGAAAGTTCTAAACTTAAATCAGAAGTTCTAGATATATACAACGGTATAGTCAATAACACTCTACTTAAAAAAGGCACAGCCGCATTAAATTTAGCATTTTTTATAAGTACTTCTTCTAGAACATATAAGATAGGAGAAAGAGGTCCCCTATTGTTAAATAACGAAGAGGCAATAGAGGCATACACAGCATCGAAAAAATTCGGAGCAGATAGTGAATTGACCCCTAATTGCTTTTTTAAAGGTACCGTACCAGATAATATATCAGATTTTATTTCTAACTTAGTTCCATTTAATATAGGTGCTCTAAAGTACCTAGAAGAGCTTTATATACATATTAGAGGTTCAAACGAGCCTAGGAAAGCATCACTCTTTATACAAAGAGATTCAATTGATTCACCTTGGTTTATCAATTCAAAATGGGTCGAAGCGTTAGGGATTAAGGAAGAACAAGTAGATGGTGTAAGGAAATATAAATAAGTTATGGCAGACATAAAAAAAATAATAGCACAAGAGTATATTAAATGTGCTAAAGATCCAGCATACTTTATGAAGAAGTATTGCTATATACAGCATCCTACACGTGGCCGTATCTTATTTTCTTTATATCCTTTTCAGGAAAAAGTATTACATTTATTTAGAGATAATCAATACCTAGTAACTCTTAAATCAAGACAGTTAGGTATATCTACTTTAGCAGCAGCATATAGTTTATGGCTGATGTTATTTCATAAAGATAAAAACGTTTTAGCATTAGCTACAACACAAGCAACTGCACGTAACTTAGTATCTAAGACTATGTTTATGTACGATCAGCTACCTAAATGGTTAAGGCTGACAGCAGTGGAGAAAAACAAATTATCACTTAGATTAAAGAATGGATCTAAGATAACAGCTAAATCATCTAATGCAGATGCTGCACGTTCAGAAGCGGTATCGTTACTATTAATAGATGAGGCTGCATTTATAGATAATATTGAAGAAACATTTACAGCAGCACAACAAACCTTAGCAACCGGTGGACAGTGTATGGCTTTATCTACACCAAACGGTATTGGTAACTGGTTTCATATGACATGGGAAAAAGCTGAATCAGGAGAGAACAGCTTCTTACCTATTAAACTTCCTTGGACAGTTCATCCCGAACGTGACCAAAGTTGGAGAGACCAGCAGAATCAAGATCTCGGACCTCGAATGGCAGGACAGGAATGTGATTGCGATTTCTTAGCATCTGGTGATACGGTATTTGAGCCAGATGACATGTCGTACTACGAACAAACATATCAAAAAGACCCTTTAGAGAGAAGAGGAGTCGACGGAAACTTATGGATATGGGAGGGTGTAGATTACCGAAAATCATACATGATAGTCGCCGATGTTGCTCGAGGTGATGCTACTGACTACTCTGCATTTCATATATTCGATATAGAACAATGTACACAGGTTGGAGAGTATAAAGGTAAATTATCACCAAAAGACTTCGGTAACATGCTAGTTGGAATAGCTTCAGAATACAACGAAGCTTTATTAGTAATTGAAAACGCTAATATTGGATGGGCTACTATAGAACAGGTAATGGAACGTGAGTACCGTAATCTTTATTATAGCGCTACATCTCAAATGGAAACAGTCGAATCATATATGACAAAATATGAAAGAGACAAACTTGTTCCTGGATTTACTATGTCAGCCAGAACTAGACCTTTAGTGATTGCAAAGATGATTGAATACATAAGAGAGCATTCAGTTACAATACAATCTAAAAGGTTAATGTCTGAGATGAGAGTATTTGTATGGAAGAACGGAAAGGCACAAGCACAAGTTAGATATAATGATGATTTACTTATAGCATGTGCAACAGCACTATATGTTAGAGATACAGCATTAAGACTAAGACAACAAGGTATAGATTTAGCTAGAGCACAGTTATCATCATTTAACAACTTGAATGCACAGAACAAAGCAATCATGACAAATGTTGGTAGTCAGCAAAATAATCCTTATATTGTAGATACACCAGGCGGTAAAGAAGATATCTCTTGGTTACTTAAATAGAACTATTTATATATAAATTAATATCCTATGGCGGATAAATCATTATTTGGTAGATTAAGCAGACTATTCTCATCAGACGTAGTAATACGTAATATTGGTGGGGATACTCTAAAAGTTGCTGATGTTAATCAAATACAAGCAACCGGTAAATACCAAACAAATTCACTAGTCGATAGATTTAACAGATTATATGTTCATAACGCTAGAAACGTTTATAACCCTAATCTAAACTATCAAACATTAAGAGTACAGCTTTATGCTGATTATGAGGCAATGGATACAGATCCTATTATAGCCTCAGCATTAGACATTATATCTGACGAAGCTACAATAAAAAATGATCAACATGAAGTTGTATCTATTAAGTCTTCAGATGAGAATATACAGAGAGTACTTTATAATTTATTCTATGACGTATTAAACGTAGAGTTTAATCTATGGTCATGGACACGTAATATGCTTAAATATGGAGACTTTTTCTTAAAGCTAGAAATAGCAGAGAAGTTCGGAGTATATAACGTGTTACCTTATACTGTCTATCACATGATAAGACATGAAGGAACTGATCCTGAAAATCCTGCTAAGGTCTATTTTCAATTAGAACCAGATGGAATCACAGCAGCATCAGATCCTAACTTTAGAAGAAAAGCTAATGCTAAAGCAATTACATTCGACAATTACGAAATTGCTCACTTTAGATTACTATCAGACACTTCTTACCTACCTTATGGTAGATCTTACTTAGAACCTGCTAGAAAGATATATAAACAAACTAACTTAATGGAAGATGCGATGTTAATTCATCGTATAATGAGAGCACCTGAAAAGAGAATGTTCTATATTAATGTTGGTTCAATACCTCCTACAGAAGTTGATCAGTTTATGCAAAAGACTATCAACACTATGAAAAAGACTCCTTATGTAGATCAGCAGACAGGAGACTATAACTTAAAGTTCAACATGCAGAATATGATGGAAGATTTCTATCTACCTGTACGTGGTGGTGATAATTCAACTAGAATAGAAACTACTAAAGGACTAGATTATGACGGTACTACTGACGTTCAGTACTTACAAGCTAAGTTATTTGCTGCTTTAAAGATACCTAAAGCCTATTTTGGATACGAAGGAGATTTAAGCGGTAAAGCTACATTAGCAGCAGAAGATATACGATTTGCTAGAACAGTAGAAAGAATACAAAAGATACTAGAATCTGAATTAACTAAGATAGCTCTAGTACATTTATACACTCAAGGGTTTACAGGAGAATCATTAACCAATTTCGAAGTTAGATTATCAACTCCATCTATCATCTTTGAACAAGAAAAAGTAGCACTACTTAAAGAAAAGGTAGATCTAGCTGCTCAGATGAAAGATACTAAGATGTTCTCAACAGATTATATCTACGAAAACATATTTAATTTCTCAGAAGACCAGTATATGGAAATGAGAGACTTAGTAAGAGAAGATACTAAGCGTGCATTTAGAGTTAATCAGATAGAGGCAGAAGGAAACGATCCTGCTAAATCCGGTATGACTTACGGTACACCACATGATCTAGCATCTATGTACGGTAGAAGATCAGTTGCTACACCAAAAGGAGGAGAGCCAGATGCTCTACCAAAAGGATATTCAGAAGTAGAAAAAGAACAGGAATGGGGTCAACCTGGTCCTGAAGGTGGTAGGCCAACAGAAAAAGCTTCTGTATATGGAACAAATGACGCATTAGGAGGAAGAGATCCTCTAGGTCAACATGGTATGCATGGTGGATTTCCATCAGATAACGAAAACGTTAATGAAACCTCAATGACTAAGTCAGTCTTTAACAAAAACCAAAATATGCTTAAAAGTATAGTCTTTACAGGAGAACAGGAGAAAGAGTCTGAGCTACTAAATGAAGACAATATTAAAGATTTAGGTAACTAAAGCATATTTATATATAGTAAACGTGTATAATGAAAATAAAACATTCAAAGTATAGAAATACCGGTCTTATCTTTGAACTGCTTGTAAAACAAATCGCAGCTGATACTCTTAATAATAAAGAGTCAAAAGCGGTTAGTATTATAAAAAAGCATTTCACAGGAAAGACAAGTTTAGTAAGAGAATTCAAATTATATGAATTTATTCTTAAGAACAAAGGTATTGGACAAAATAAAGCTGAGACTATTCTCTCAACAATTACTGAAATTTCTAGAAAGTTAGATCAAAAAACTCTTAAGAAACAAAAGTACGATTTAATATCTAGTATTAAAGAAAGTTATAATGTAGATGAATTCTTCGGTATACAAACACCAGATTATAAAGCATTAGCATCATTATACTGTTTACTAGAAGCTCAAAATAATGATAATATAGTTGACCCTAATTCGTTAGTTAACTTTAAATCTACATTATTAGAGCACTTAACAACGAATAAACAAGACAAGGAAGAAGTTAAAGATACTTTAATAGAAGAGTATTCTAAGTACGATAAAGACTTAAAACTTCTAACTTTTAAAATATTACTGGAAAAGTTTAACGATACATATAAAGACTTACTTCCAGCACAAAAGAATATACTAAAGGAATTTATTACTTCAGTTAACTCACAAACACGTTTACGCAATATTGTTAATGAAGAACTAAACAAAATTAGTACTATAGTTAATAAGTTATCTGCTAAAGTTAAAGATGAAGTAATAAGAATTAAACTAGATGAAGTTTCTAAAGCTATAAAGCCACTATCTAATAAAGATAGAATTAACGATAATCATTTAGTTAATTTAATGCAGTATTACGATTTAGTTAACGAACTTAAGACTCTTTAATATGAAGAGATCTGAACTTGTTCAGTTAGTTAAAGAGGTAATGCTCGAAATTGACGAAGCTAATGTGTCTGGTAATGCAGGAGCATACCATACGCCATTTGCATTTGGAAAAGATAAAAGAGCAAAAAAAGTACTTAAGAAACAAGGATATAAAGAAATATAATGAGACAAATTACCGCACAAGAAAAATATAGAGCAGTCAAAGAAGGAGTATTGACTGAAGGAGAGTTCGTTAGACAAATGCGTCTAGCATTTCCACAGTTTCTATCTCCTATGAGTACTTACCCTGATACGGTACAGATACTAAAAAATTACGATTTAATTAATGAAGGTAAAGAAGCTAAAGAAGCAGAAGAGTTAAGTAAATACTCAGATGACTCTCTTAGAAGGTCTATTGATATTGAACTTGAAGCAATGGGTCTAATGTCTCAAGAAACCATTTCAGGTGAAGATCATGCTAAAGCAAAACTAAAAGCGATAAATAATCTTAAAAAAGATCCTTTACACTATTATAACT